TGCCGATACTGCATGGGTTGGTAGAGTTAGTCACATGATTGAGAATGGTGGTTACATTGTAACTATTCAAGGTGTAGAGTGTTTTATGCCAGGTTCATTAGCTGGAATTAATAAACTACACGATTTTGAATCGATTATCGGTCAAGAAATGTATGTTGTTCCAGTATCATTCTCACCAGAAAGAGGTACAATTGTAGTTTCTCACCGTAAGTATTTACAAGCAATGATTCCAACCGAGATTCAGAATCTTAAAGCTGCAATCGAAGACAAGCATACTGGTGAAGTAACAGGTACTGCTAAATATGGAGTCTTTGTTGAATTTAATACTTGTCTAACTGGTATGATTCACGTTAACGATTTAGATGAAGAAACAATGAAGAAATTCAAGGCGAGAGAAATCAAACCTGGAGATTCAATTAGTTTCTGGATTAAAGACATCGTTAGTAACACGAAGATCACGTTAAGCCAAAAAGCTGAATCAATTGAAAACCCATGGTCAGATGTTGATAAAAAGTTCAAAGTCCCATGTAATGTTGAAGCAACTGTAAAAACTAAAAAGGACTATGGTCTATTCATTAGTGTTGAAGAAGGTTTAGTTGGTTTATTACATGTTAGTGAACTTGAAGATGGAATTATGGATCTATATAATCCAGGTGATAAAATTACCGTACAGATTAATAGAATCGATAAGGCAGCTCAAAAGATCTTCCTTAAATTACCAGAATAATTTAACACATCTCTGAATGTGATATATACTTAATAAGTGTATAATATCATAATCAGTCGATGCAGACATTAAATAGAAATTCTGATAAATTATCAATCTTGAACGCCTCACAGATAGGTGTTGAGTTTGAATTTTATTCTAATCACGGCCTAGAAGAAACGAGAGATATGCTCAAAGTTCTTCTAGGTCGTGATATTCGTATAGAAACGAAGGCCCATTCTGACTTCCAGCCAGATGATAAGATATTTAAAATGGAACCAGATATGAGCGGCGGTAAAGGCCTAATTGAGCTTGTTACTGGTGCAGTTCCATACAGAAATGCAAGGATCATGATTATTAAGATGCTTGGATGGATTAGAGAAAATGGTTACACGACTGAAAGATCTTCAATTCACCTAAACCTTTCATTTCAGAAAGACTTCTTAGATGATAAGAATATTGTCTCAAAAATGAACACTCTTAAGTTTATTCTTGAATTTAACGAAGATCAAGTGTATAAGCTTTTCCCAAATAGAAAAGATTCAATTTATGCTAAGTCGATTAAATGGGTAATGCCAAAGAATGAATCGTTTTATTTTGATAGTTCATTAATTTCTCAAATGAACTTTAACTTCCCAAATACTAAGTACTACGGTGTAAATTTCGATAAGAAAATTAAAAATTACTTGGAATTTAGATATATTGGTGGAAAGGATTATGAAAATAAGCAGGATAGTATTTTGTATCTTGTTGACCGATTTATTGTTCAAATGTGGAAGTCATGTTCAGAACCAGAGTTTACTGAAACTAATAAAATTGAACTAAAAAAGATTCTTAACAAAAATCTGCCATTTAGAGAAATACTCAGCGATTATACAAACTTAAAGAAACACTATCCAAGTATTGAGGTAATGTCCGATCTACAAGAAGTAGATGCTGTGATTAGATTACAATGGGATCGAATTAAAAACAAAATAGTTTCTTTAATTTCGCAAGGCGGTATGGTAGAGGGTATCATTAATTATGACTCTGATATTGGTCGAGTACAGGTTAAAGATGGAAAGTTTCCAGTATGTTATGAAATTGACGGAGTAGATTTAATTGATTGTCATATAAATGGAAACGTTTTTAACTCAAATTTACATAACTGTGAGGTTACAAGATCAGTACTTAAAGGGTGTAATCTATACAATGGTACTGAAGCATTGGATTCTAAAATAGAATCTTCTTATGTACATGCAAGCTGTACTGCTAAAAACTGTTATGTGTTTGGCAGAGATGGAGTTTTTAAAGGCAAAATGATAGGTGGAATCTTCAGAGAAGGATTCATTGATGATAATACAAGATTTGACGAAACAGAAGTTGTCGTCAGTAAAAAAATAAATTCGTAAAATGAGCGAAATTAGAAGTGGTACTAGTGGATTAAATACTCCTAGAGATTTTGGAGACTGTGAAAATGCATTCTTAGATGAATTAGCAGATGATATCACTGGAGCTTGTATGGTTCCAGTAAATCTTCCAACTAGAGAAATCATGAACATTATTAAAAGAGCTAGAAAATGGTTCTACAAAAACTATGAGTATTCGGTAAGAGAAAACTTCTTCCATATTCCACACAATGTTTTTGAAACTGAATACTTTAGAAAAAATAGATCGGTTTATTTACCGGATAAGTCAAGTACTGGTGCAGGTCAAGTATTCTCAGTTTTTGGACTTTGGGATCTTTCTAGTGGCTGGAATGGAGGTGGATCTGGACTAGACATCAGATTTACATCACTAGGGGATTTTGGAATGGAAAGAATGATGTTTAAAGGGGCTTATTCTGGTTCTGGTTCAGCAGATTTTGCAGAAAACCTACAGTACTACGTGGTTAACAGGTCTCTATTTGATCTTTCGAGACAAATCTTAGAGAACCCAATTACATTCTCATATTCTCAACTAACTGGAGAGCTTAAGTTTTTAGGAGACACTCCAAAGGGTGATGTAATTATTAATGTATATGAAACCATCGAAGACTGTGCATTATACAATGATGAAATTTTCTTTAGATATTGTTCAGCAAGAATCAAACAGTCTCTAGGAGCTAAACTTGGAATCTTTAAGTTTGCACTTCCTGGAAATGTTGACTTTGATTATGATGCGATCAAATCAATGGGAGACGAAGAATTAGCAGAAATTAAAGAGGAAATCAAAGGCGACGAAGGAGTTGACTGGATGTTCCACGGCTAATTATAATAAATAGAATATGGAACTGTATATTAAGACCATCGGCGACCCCAATCATAATCCAACTGAAGTTCATTCAAAAAATGAAATTGATCAGTTGATTACACAGATTGAAACTATCCTCTTCACTAATAAAGGAGAGGTTTTGGGGGATGCTGATTTTGGTTGCAGTTTAAATGACCTATTATATGAACTTAACGCAAATGAGTTCGTTGTAAAAAATGAAATAGACAAACAAATAGCAAGATATTGTCCACTTGCTTCTAAATATAGAGTAGACGCTAAAGTTAGCTTTATTAGAGGAGAGGTAAGAGACGAAGCATTTATTGACATTACAATCGATAGCCAATATATGATATCAGTGTCAAGTTTATAAAAAATTAATTAGATAATGGCCGAACAAAAATTTCTAAATAAGACGAGGATAATTGCTTCTCAGATCTTTGATGATACTAGAACCTATATTTCTAGAATCTACAAAAGATCGGGTACTTTATTCACTAACGCTTCGCCGTTTGCTCAAATCCTGAGGGTTCTTTCAGAGATTTCTGAGCTATTATTATTCTATGTTGAAGATTCTACTGTAGAGCAAAACATATACACAGCGCAACAATCAGAATCAATCTATGGACTTGCTAGACTTGCTGGACATGATGCAACCAGAGGATTTGCGGCTACTGGTGAACTTGCAATTAGAATTAACCCACAATCAGGTGCCCTAACTAATTTAGCAGGAGATGGGATCTCGATTCCAGCAAACGCTGAACTTAAATTTGATGCAAACGGACTTTCTTACATGCTAAGAACATCAAGAGATGCATTTAGAATTAATAAGAATCAAAGAGAACAAATTAAAGTTGTTATTGTACAGGGTAGATCAGAAACTCAAAGCGTTACTGGTGATGGTGAATCATTCCAAAGTTACAATATTCAAACTGGAGGAACAACAGATCATAACCTAGTAAAAGTATCGGTTAACGGAGAACAATGGACTAAATTTAATTCAGTTTATGAAATGAACGCTGGAGATAAAGGGTTCATTGTTAAAACTGGTATTAGTGGAGGTTTAGATGTTTACTTTGGTACTAATAATTTTGGTACAATTCCAGCTAATGGTTCTATTATCGATATTGAGTACATTATTCACGATGGAGCAAAGGGTAATATTGAAGATGCTGAAGACTTAACAATTAAATGGATTGATGAAGGTCAAGATAGTGCTGGTAACTTTTATGACCTAAACGAAATCCTGTCAGTTGAAGTTACATCATCTCCGAAAATGGGAGCTGATCCAGAATCTACTGAGTTTACAAAGGTAATTGCACCGCTTGCGTCAAAGTCATTTGTATTAGCAACGCCAGATAACTATGAGTACTTCCTATCAAGATATGGTATTTTCTCATATATTGATGCATACAATACTGCTGACGATGGTTATATCGACGATGACAATGTAATCTATATTTTTGCAGTACCAGATATTAAAAGAAAACTTGCAAAGAATCAAGACTACTTCTCAATTCCACAGCAAGAAATGTTCTTTGACCAGAATGAATATGATAAAATGACACAGGTCCTACAAGACAGCGGTCAAATGATGGTTACAACTGAAGTTAAATTTGTTAAACCGCAAATTAGAAAATATGCAATGGATATTTCAGTTAGATATTTTGAAGGGTTTAGTAAAGAAAACATTGCAAACGATATTAGAGTAGCTATTTCTGAATACTTATTGAATATCACAAGAAGGGATAAATTACCAAAGAGTGATATTATCTATATCCTAGAAGGAATTGAAGGGGTTGATGCAGTAAACGTTCAATTTAGAAGCGAAGCTGAAGAAACCGCTAGAAGACTAGGTTACTATGAATCAGTTACAACTACAATTGCAGCACAGGAACCAGTAACTCTTGAAGATATTGGTAATGGTAAACAAAAATACGTATTCTTTAAGAAAATTGAAGAGGTTACTAAAGTAAATATTACTGAAAATGATCCAATTCCAGCTGATATTGTAGGTCTAGATCAATGGGGTGATATTATCCTAGACAAAGAAGAAATTGCAGTATTCAGAGGAGGTTGGAAAGATTGCGATGGATCTGAAATCAAAGATGAGCCCGCAATTAATGAAGAATCATGTCTTTCTATAAACTTTGACGGTACTCCAGTACCAAGAAAGATTTATACAAGAGTACAGGCATCAAATAGAAAAGCACTATAATGGAATCTTTATATAAAGGACTATTAAAATATAAACTAAAGAAGCTTTATTCTAGCAGAAAAACTAGAAAGGATAATCGTTTAAACCTAGGTTATGATTACTCTGAAAGTTTAATGCAAAGAAACATGTCTTCTCATGTTCTGAGAAATCAGACAATAAGCGACTTTATTAGTTTTATTAATGATTATTTAATGAATCTAATCCGATCAATAAAGATGATGCAGCAGTACAAAAACTATACTGTTAAAAAAGATGACACAAACGTTAAATAATGTTTGATAATTTAAAGATATTTAAAGGAACTGATCATGTTCTAGATACAACAGTAGACCAGAATGGTGTACTGAAAACTTCCGTGTATCTTGATGAGGTTTCTACTGGACTATATGAGTCAGCAACATTATTCTTTTTAGAAGATGTTGAATATAATAGTGTTCGCTATTTAAATAGACCACTGTCAGACACCCAAACTGCAGGTGAATTTGTATTCAAATGGAAAAATGATTCTTATTCCTCAGATGATCTGATAATGTATACTGCGAAGGTTGAAAACGGGTTGACCAAAATTAACGTTGAAACTAATCAGCAAATTTCAATCCTTGATAATTCAACCGTTGCTAGTACAAATAATGGAGTAAAGCAGGTTTCAAGCGTAAATAATGAGGCAGTACAGGTTAACGTTGCTCTTAATTCTGAAGATGAAGGAAGACACGAGAACACCCTTCTAGTGTATTATAACGATGGAACAACAAGTACACTCATTGCGAGTATCTTTTTCTACGGTGAGGTTGTAGGTGAAGATGAGAGGTTAAGAATCCTATTACAAAACTTAGGAGCTAGCCTAGATGAAGGCGACTTTATCCTATTTAAGGAGCATGATATTACTGAAATGGCTCCCGACTATATTTTATTAAACCAAAAAAGAAGAGAGCTCTTATTAGAATTAGCAAACATAAAACCATTTATTGGAACTTACAAAGCTATTCTAAATGCAATTGATTTCTTTGGTTATAATAATTTGACCCTAAAAGAGTATTGGTTAAACATTAATACCGGAAGCAGTTCATTTGGTAAACTACATGCGATTCCTGTAACTGGTTCAAGTCAATATGGAGATGCTGTTAGAAAAAAGATTAGTGTTGAAGTTCCTTCAAGCAACCTAAAGAAAACCAGTAGATTTAGCTTAGTATACCGTTTAAATGTTGTCAATGGAGAATATGACGAATGGGATATTCCAAAAGTCGATGAGGTATTTGAGTTTACGCCAGAAGAGGTACTAATTAAGTTATATGGTCTAAAGTCAAAGTTACAGAGAGAATACCTTCCATTAAATGCTAAAATTATTGACATTGTTGCTGAAGGCGATTACTTTACGCAAAAGAACCTTAATATTTGGAACAATCAAAACCCGATTGCATTCTTTACTGAAGGTCATGACATTGATTTTGAACTATTTCCAACACAACGAAAACTATTTATTGAGGATGTATCGCTGGTCTTAAAGAAAGTGTACGATCCAAATAATATTGCAAGTGGAGATTACCAAAAGTACCATGATTTACTAGCAATAGATTTTAGTGAGTATGGAAACTTAACTAATGACCAACTTGCTGATTTAAGAGAGGCAATTGAGTTATTCTATGCTGACTATTATAATGATGAGTTAGAAACATTCAATGAGGACATTGAAATTGGATGTCCAGTAATTCTTGACGGCGAAACAACATTTACTCAAAGCTGGGAAGAGGCTCAATTTACATGGCAAGATGCAATCGATCCACAAGTTACTTGGAATAACTGGTGGAAACGTTGGGTATATGAAGTTGAATGGATTATTACTGGTCCAAGAGGACTAAGATATGAATTTAAAGGAGACATTGATAACTATTTAAAGTTCCCTGTTTTCTTACCATATGAAGGGTCATATAATGTTGAAATGAGAACATTTGACCTATTTGGACACAGATCGTATGATGTTAAATCTGGTTTAATCGAAGTTGGTTTAAAAGAGGTTGAGTTCTACGGATTCTATAAGACTCTTAGAAAAAATACTTGGAATGACAGAGAAGCGGTTTCTTGGAAAGAAGTCGGTGGATATTGGGATCTTCCAGTACATAATCCAAACAAGATTGAAGAATCAAATGCAAGTTGGTACTTAGCGCTTGACAGAAATAATTATGTCCATGAACCAATCGAAGGACAGAGTGATGATTTTACGACAGTTTCAAGATACGTTGATATTTTCTCAGAGACAGGTTATTCTGAAACTACAGGTCCTTACTACTGGAATAATGCAGATTACACTTGGAACAATACATCTGATTTATGGTGGAATGCGACTAGAATCGGATCAGATTTAGCAGCTTCATTTAAAATAGAACCAGTATTTACAGGAAGCCCAGTAATTTCGATCGATCATAAAGATCCGATCACTGGTCAAATTATATCAGATTCATATCAAATAACTTCTGCAAACCCAGGAGCTAATACTAATATAGCAGCTTGGCAAACAGTTGTTGATGAATTAAATACAACGACTAATCCAATTATTAGTAAATTTATCTACAATTTAGTTGGTAAAGACAATGATGGTGATGGAGTAGTTGACGTAGTTGCATTTATTCTTGCAGTTGGTAAAGAAACTAATAAGTACTATGACTTTGAAAGTGTATCGATGTTAGGTGGAACTATTAGTGGAGAGGTACATCAAATAACCTATAATCCTAACTACGATGAAATTGATATCTTTAGTGACTGGAGAATGGTAAATAAATCAACTCATGTTACATTCTCTCTGGATTATTCAAAGATGCCAGGAATGAAATTGAAAAAATGGACGATTACCAATAATACATACCCTGATAATAGTGATATATATTATGGTGATATAGTGTTAACATATCTCTTTAGGAATCCAGGAAACTATACAATCTCACTAGAGGTTGAAGATACTAATGGAAATGTTAACTCAACACATAGAAACATATTAACAGTAAAATAAAAACAAAAGATGGCAAACATTACAGAAATTCTAGGGACTGATTCTCTTTCTTCATCAAGACTGACGATCAACTCAAACTTTACTGCCCTGAATGACGAAATCGCAGACATCACTTCATTAGTAGATCCAGTAACTTCAACAATTGCTGGAATTGATAGTGTTTCTGCGGAATCAATTAACTTATCGTATCTACAAGGAGGTTCTTCGCTTCCTATCCTTTCGATCGATTCGACTGGTGCAGTATTTAGCGTTGCAACCGATTTTGCGGAAGACGTTGATGTACAAAAGAAACTTCAAAAATCTGGTGTAGTTGGTGCTGGTGGTTCTGGAAACGGAAGTACTTCAGGCGCTCCAACATCAATTGATGCTTCTACATATTTTAGTGGAGTTGCGTTAGCTTTACCAGTAGGAGCGGAGGGTCAAGAAGTAACAATTATCAGTACATCTGGTTCAGCAATCGCAATTACAGCAGGTACTGGAGTATCTCTTGGTGCTACTTCAATCTCGCTTGATGGTCTAAATTCATCGGTTACCGTAAGATTCTTTAGTAGTAACAGTACTTGGTACGTTATTGGTTCACACGCAGCAACAATCGCATAAATTAAAAAGATAAAAGTAAATGGCAACTCCATTAGTTAGAATACCACAGGTTCAAGGAGGTACAATGTATGCTTTTGCTTCAGCAGCAAGAGACATCACACGTGCTTTCAATAACGCCGATATTAAATTTGAATTCAGTAGATATGCACTATTGGATCTGCCTGATTTTACGACCTCTGTCAATAATTCCAACACGATTGATTATACTCAATTAAAAGACTCTGCAGGTCAAGCGTACTCACCTTCTCAAAATGGAGCTGGAGTAGACTTTGCAAAAACTTTCCAAAACTACGTTCTAAACGCAGAAGAGTTAATCCTACAAGACGATGATTTTGACCCAATAATCTTCAGAACAGACGCAGAAAAACTATTCTTTAAATGGTTATCTTCGACTAATTCAATTAGATTTAAAACGGCAGATTCAACTGAAAGTAATAGTGGTAATTATA